GAACTACTGCTTCTGCAACATCACCATACATTGTAAGCAAATTGTCATCTGCTGTGAAGTCAGAGTCTATGTGTAAGTGACTTTTAATTTGATTTAAAGTTATGTAATTCATTGCAGTAGTTTAGTTATTGTATTTTAGACAGTAGCAAGAGCGATAGAACCGGTTCTTGCAAGTTTGCAGTCACAATAGAAGTTGACTATGAGTCTTACACAACCACTTGAAGCAAGTGTGAAGTTATCGACCACAATGTCAAGACCACTCCAAAGACCGATTACCAGGTTAGACCAGTCACCATAGGCGATGTTGTTTGCACCGACAAAACCGGTAACTTCGGTTTTAGTACCATCGATTTCACCATTTTCGAAAATGAAACCAGTACCTGAACCTTTCTGAGTTCCTCTCAATGTAGCTTTTGCAGAAGTACCCATCAAATATTTCTTCTCACCATAGTTCTCTACACCATCAAGGTTTGCTTCAAGTGAGCAAATGTCTGCAAAAGTAGCAACAGTGGTCAATGCAGAACCACCATTGTAGAAGATACCTTCAGGTTGGGTAGCGGTACCCTGAGCATTACCAAAGATGGTAGCTTCGAGTTTTCCCATGATTGCTTTGGTGATTTCATTTCTGATTGCACTCTCAACTCCGGTGCTGTCTTGCTGCAAGAGCATTTTCGAAATAGGAACAACACAAGAAAGTCTCTTTGGAGAAAGTTTCACTGAACTGAATGTTGCAGTGTCATCACTGTGGGTTGCAGTCTCACCTTCCCAAGAACAGTTAATGGTGGAGATAACAGGTATCTGAACATCATTTACCAAGTTGGTGATAATGTTACAACCCAACTGTGCCATAACTGATTTGTTGTGGATTGCTTCCATCACATTCCAAATGTCTGTAGCAACTACATCGGTTCCCTCAGTGGCTACATCGACTGCTCGCTGTTCGGTAGGGAGTATCAATTGACCTTGGAATGAATTACCGGTAGCTCTCATCTCATCCATACCAGCATTTACAACACTCTGGTTGAACTCATCAAGTGGTTGGTTGTTGGCTACACTTCTTATTGCTTTAACTAAGCTGAAATTCTTTTTTTCCATTGTTTTAGTTTGTTTTGTTATATCATTCTGTATTTCTGTCACTTCGGACAATTTTCTCAATTCTTCATTGATGTTTTGTATTTCTGACTTCTTTTGATTGAAAAGGGTGTTCTCTTCCTCATTCATCATTCTAATCTCTTTCCGACATAAGGAAGTGATTTCCCTCATTTCATTTTTGAGAAGTTCCTTTTTTTCTATTAAATCTACTGAGTTCATAGTTTTACATTTCATTTATTTCTTGGTCTAAGACATCCATTGCCTTTGTGACCTCTTCCTCTCTAAGGAGTACTTCTTCTGCTCTTGCTGAACAAGATGTTGCTTCATAGGCTGCATGTGTAACCAATGAACAATCATAGAGACCTGAGATATGGTTGATTTCTCTCTTCAAGTTGTTTTCATTGTCTCTGTACCATCTTTCACAAGTATCATCATTGTCGAGTGAAAATGCAAATGAACATTCATACAGATTACCATTTCTCACATCATAGAGAGCTTGATTACCTAACTCAGTGGTAGGTGCTTCAAATCTGAAGTGAAGACCATCATCTTTCAATTCGAGTTGTAGTGTTCCCTTTCCTTTGTTCCATCTAGCCAACATAAGTTGGTTGTCATGGTCTCTGTTCATAACTATGTCTGAATTATCAAGAAGTTCTTGGGTGATTGCACCTCTCTTTATCATTTCGGTGAACCCCCCCAAATCCCTGGACCAAGAGTCGAAAACAACTGCAACACCCTCGATGGTTCTGCTTTCCTCATCACCACTTGCCCTGAGTTCTACTGGGAGTGTTCTGATTTCTTTATTCATCTTCTGTGTTGTTGATTGTATTTTGATTTACATCACTGAATGCTATGTGAAGTTGGTCTCCTCCTTCAATTGGTTGATAACCCAACTGCAATCTACATTCATTTGGTGTAAGTAATCCATTGTTACTGAGAGCAACAAGGTATTCTGCTTCTTCCTTCTTGTTTGCTTTCAACAAGAACTCAATGTCAAACTTAATGTTGATGTCGTTTATTTCACTGAGTTTAAGGAGTTTTCTATTAAATTCTTCCTCTATCATCTTCACATAAGGGAGAAGTGTATGTAAGACAAACTCTCTTTGTAAAGACTCAACTACTCCATACTGAGAACCACCCTCTTCACCAAGTATTACTGGGTTAATTCCAAACCATCTGCAAATATCAGTGACATTGAAGTGTCTTGACTCAATCATCTGGGCATCTGCACTGCTTACTGAGATAGGTTGGAAGTCCATATTTCCTTGAAGTACTGCTATACCCTGACCATTGTTGGTGTAAGTCTCTGACCATGCTTTCTTTATGTCTTTGGTCTGTTGTGGAGTCAAAGGAGAATTGACTTTGAGTATACCGGCGAGATTTCTACCATTGGAGAAGAAGTCAGATGCACTTTGTTCAGTGTTTTTGCTATTTTTAACAGAGTTGGAAGCAAATGACAGAACTGAAATCCCGTTTATACCGTCATAACTGAATTTCTTCAAATGGACCATATTGATTGGTTCTATCTGTTTTTTCGAAATCAGTGGTACTGAGTATAAGAGTTTTCCTGTCTCTTTGTTGTAGTTGATTGACACGTCACCACTTTCAAGAAATCTAAGAGATTTTACTGAACCGTCTTGGTGTCTGTTGATGTATGCAAATCCGTTTCCCTTTAAGAGAACCGACTGGATAAGCATCTTTATGAAAGTGTATTTGTCGAGTAGATTGTCTCTGTTATCAAAGACTTGATAGAGTTGGTGATTGGGTAAGTATTTACCATCCTTTGTCTCGATGTCTATCGGTAGAATTGCTACACTATCACTGATAAGTTCAACACATCTGTATACTGCTGAAAGAGTTAGTGAATTACCATTCTGAAAAAGATTTCCGAAAAGTAGTCCGGTGTTGACTGGTTGGACTGAAGGTGTATTGAGAACTGCATCGTGAATGTCGTTTCTGTTACGTTTAAAAATGTCTAAAAGTCCCATTTCCTGTTCAAATTTCCATACTATATAGTTGGTTGTGAACACTTATAAAAATATGTTCCAACATACATATATAATATAACAAAAATAAATTAACAATATTTAAGACCTTAGATGATGTTGTTGTAATGGGGTTCTGTCAAGTAACCTCCGAGTGCTTCCACATTGCTAATAACACCGTCTATCTTACCACTTTCGTCACCTCCCTTTATTGGTTTCACATTTTCGTTGAAGTCTCTTTTCAGTGCTACATTCGTGAACATCCACCTTGTTATCTCGTTGTTGTCTATGAAGATTTTCCCTTGTTTTATTCCCCTCTCGTATTCCTTCGTTCCTCTGTTAAAATTTCCTAAAGACTGACTAAATGGAACCATATTAAAGTTTGCTTCCGTCATCTTTATACTCCATTGGACAGAGTTCCAAGTGTCATAGAAGACAGCATAGATATTGAGTTGCAAGTTTTCTCTCCATTCAAGGAAATAGTTAGTTATGACATCGTAGTCAGTCACATTACCAGGACAGATGATGAGTTCTCCGGTTCGTGACCATACTTTGTACTTCTCTGCATTGACATTGTTTTCGAAACAAGATGATGGGAGAAAGTAAAATGTCTTTGTGATTATTGTCTCACCGTCCTCTGCTAACAAAGTAACTGCCGTAATGTCACTTGTCGATGCAAGGTCAACACCAACATAGATGGATTTTCCCTTAAAGTCATCAAGACTAATATTCTTACTCTGTTTCTGAATTAGGTCATTCGTAATCCACACGTCACTACTGCTGACCCACATGTTAAAATTCTTGGTCTTTACACCAACTTCGAGTGATGGTTGGTTCTTTGCTGAATTAACTTGGTCTCTTAGATATTTACGTGAAACAGTTACATCCAAGTTTGGGTTTGCTTTAATCCAATTTTTCTCATCAGTCCAGTCGTCACCCTCATCAAGTTCATAAATTGCTGCAAACTGAGTGTCGTCTTCCTTCAATCCCTCTAAAATGTCAATACAGGTGTTTCTGTAATTATGACAGAACCCATAAAGAAGAAAACCGGCGGTAGAAATCTGTAATGCAAGTGGGTTATTTCGAAAACCTTGTCCCGATATGAGTACGTCCCATATCTTAGAGTCCGTGTAACTATGAACCTCGTCACAGACAAAGAAAGAAGGGTTTAATCCGTCAAGTTTTCCTGTGTCGGATGCAAGACATCGTGAGTAACTGTTTTTAGAGTCGAAGTATATTCTGTCTCGTTGGAACTTGCAGTATTTCCGTTTGGGGTCGAGTCCTTTACCGAAAACAGACTCCATATCGAAGAGTAGTTTTGCTTGTTCTCGTGATGATGCAATGTTGTATACCTGTCCTCCTGACTCACCAAGTAATAACTCTGCTATGCTCAATGCACCACAGAGTGCTGATTTTCCGTTCTTTCTTGCAACCAATATAAACACTTTGTTTATGAGTCTGAGACCGGTGTTTTTGTCGTAAAAACCATAGATATTTGATACAATCCACTGCTGCCAAGGTTCTAAAATGAATGGTTTTCCTGCTGACTTACCAGAGAAGTGTCTTATCTTAGAAATGAGATTAATGACTTTGTCTACTTCCTTTGGTCTGAATTCGTAGTTGGGGTTTTCGAAAAATGACAAATATCTTTCACATGCTAACTTTATGTACCGACCGGCGGTAATTTCTCCGTTAAGAACTTTCTTGGGGTATTCCTTGTATTTTTCGAAATCATCCATCTTATTCCGTTAGTGCTTCTATGAAGTCTTCAGTTGTATCTTCCTCAGAGAGTTTCTTTATCTTACTCAAATCGTAAGGAGAACACCCAAGTTTCTGTGATAGTTTAAGTAACAATGTTTGATAGTCCTTTAAAGAGTTGATGAGTGGGTTCTTCTTAAAGGTAGTTGGGTTAAAGACTCCGTTAGTCTTTATCTCTTCCTGTAAAGTGACTATCATATCAAGGGTGTCCTCTAATAAGTCAAGTTGAATTTCCCATTCAGGTTTTACTTCACCATACTCTTCTTGAAGGTGAGTTATCGTGTTATCGATGATTAGTTGAATGTCTTCTCTTTTCATATCTACTTTCTGTTATGTTGTATTTTTTCTATTTTACAAATCCAATTCCTAATGCTATTCCATATCCCCAATGCCAGGACCTCGTTTTAGGGGTCAAACAGGGTGTTTTAAGGGTTTTCTCATAGTGGATGGATAAAGAGTCCATAGACACGTTAAAACCCTCTAAAAATGCCTTTAAATGAGTTTCTGTTGAGTCTGTCTTTATGATAGTGTCTAAAACATACTCTGAGATAGGAACTGGTAAAGTTAAAGTGTCTGTTAGGGTAGTAGTGTCTGTTAAAGTGAGAGTGTCATACCTAACAACTTCTTTCTTAACAAGGATTGGTTTTTCTAATGTGATGGTATCAGTAAGAGTGAGAGTAATAGTGTCTGTGACATACTCCGTGGTTCTATCGTTTAACTTATGATGCTGCAATAGGATAATCCCTAAAAGTACTGCTATTATGGTTGTAAAAATAATTATCTTCTTCATTTTCATTTAGTTCAATCAATAAAGTCTCTCGTGGAGCGTAGCGGAACAGAGACTTTCATTACCGAAAGGTAGAAACAATGAAAGGGAAGTATAAACTCCCCTTTCCCTCACACAAACAAATTATTAACTTAAAAAAACAACAATTATTCGTTTAAATCCTTCATCCTATCAAGGATTGTCTTTAGTCTTTCGAGTATCAAAGGGTCTTTCAAGTAGTAGGTGTATAGAAAGTGGATGGTTGAGTGACTTCTTGAATTCAAAGGAATGAAGTTCTCTGACTCTAAGACTTGGTAGTTCTCTGGATTAAGGTCTAAGTGATGGAGTTCCCACTTACCTGTTAGTTTCTTTCCAGTGAGAAAATCAAACTTTATCTTCTTTCTGATGCTCTCTCGGAATTCTTTCCATGCTTTTGTCTGTCTAAACCTCTTTTTTAGTCTTTCATTCTCTGTCATACCCTTTGTTTAACCCTCACTTTAAAAATAACAAAGGAAAGAGTGTTTTCTTAGGACTTATCTCTTTTTTTTTGTCGGCGTAGCAAGAACATATTTTAATAAATATCTATTCTCTTTAGAGAATAGATTTTTTTTAAGATATTTCTACCGATAGGTAGAAATATATTAAAAAAATTTAAATTATAAATTTACATTTAAACTTTATATTATGGTTGTCATATTGACAACCCCCCTGTCATATTGACAACCCCCCTGTCATATTGACAACCCCCTTATACTTTACTACAATTCCATTACATTCAATAAGACCAAGTTCCTTTAGGTGTCTTTTTGCTCTTTGGTACGTTGTCCTTGTCATCTTATTTCCGAGTTTCTCCAAAATCTGCTCTCCGGTCATATGACAGCATTTGTCTTTTCCATAGATGGTGTATGATTTGTATAGTGATAACAACACCACATCTTCCAATGATAGTCTATCATCCAGCAATATTTCATCCCACAGGAATACACCTTCTTTTTCATTAACACTTTCCATTTCAAATAAAAAACCCCACTATGGGGGAGGTACCAGCTCCACACCATAATGGGGACATATATCTCAATTTGTATTCGGTGTCTGGTACCCACCTATACACTATTTATGTTTCTTACAATCTAAAAATAACAAGAAATTTTACCTTTAAATGTTAAAAAGTGTTAAGAAATGCACTGATTTGAAAAATCCTTGAAAAAGTTGTTATATTTATAGTACAACCCTCGAATAAAATGGCGACAATCAACCGACCAAAGAAAAAAGACAACAGGAACAACAAGAACAAGACAGAAATAGTTGAAAAGACCCACAAACTTGTCTATGACACACCCTACTGGAAACAACTCAGACTCTCTTATCTCATGGAACATCCGGTGTGTGAATTCTGCAACAATGCCCTTGCAACAGAAGTACATCACATCACGGAGTTAAAAAGGGCAACATCAGACGAAGAAATGATTTCCTTGGGGTTCGATGTCAACAATCTTATGGCGGTATGTACCAAGTGTCACCAAGAAATACATTCACATAAATAACATAAATAACACAAACAATGAAAACATTAACAGAACAATTCATCGACCAGCATTTGGTCGAACTCCTCAACGGAGAAGATTTACGTGAAAAATTTGACGAATACATCGGTCATCCGGTGAAGAGATTTAAGGAAGGTGAAGTCTACCAAGACAGCAAGGGAAACACCCTCAAAGTTATCAGAATAACTGAAGACCTCTATCGTAACAGAATGATGGAGTGTTTAATGAACAATTCCACTTTTTTATTTAATATCCAACAGTACAAGGACACTGAGATGGTAATGCTCAGTGACCTTGACATTGTATTTTATGCACAAAAAAACTAATTAACTATGGCGAGAAGAAATGACTCATGGACTTGGGAGTCCATTCTAAAGTACATTAAGGAAAACAACATTCAGTCATTGAATGAATTAAAAGAGAAGAGAATAAGCATCTATCATTGGGTATATCGTAACAAGCGAAGGGACGACCTACCATTCGAAATGAGACCAAAGAGACCTTCTAGTGGTGAAATTAAATACACACAAAACCAGTTAAAAGGTCGATTAAGAGACCATTATGACATTAACATTGGTCTTCCTTATGTGAGAAAGTGGGCGGAAGAAGAAGGTGTTAGTCTGAAGAAGATGTGTTACAGGATGGGATATGCACCGGAGTATGATGAGTGGATGGAGTTTATCAATGAGAACTTGGAGCAATATTCACTATGGGAAATGAATGAAGTAACAGATTAAAATATGAAAAAGTTAAGGATAAAAGAGAAAGACATTGAATTGTGGTTGACAATAAGAAACTTCCCTGACTACAAAATTTCTAACTGGGGTAGAGTCTTTTCGAAAAAGAGAAACACCTACATAACAGGAAAACCAAACACCGGTGGTTACTGGCAGGTGAGACTGGTAAATGATGATGGTTATAAAGATGTTCTTATACATAAGTTAGTCGCCGAGTACTTTGTTCCGAACCTTTTCGGCGTAGGAACACAGATAAACCACATAGATGAGAACAAGATGAACAACAGGTGGGACAACCTCGAATGGGTAACTCCCAAGGAAAACATCAACTATGGTACTGCAAAGGAAAGAAGAAAGAAACATGTCCACAGGAATAGAATAATGCAGTTCGACCTTGATGGGAACTTCATAAAGGAATACCCAAATGCAAGTGTAGCTGCAAAGGCAGTCGGAAGATTTCCTATGAGTATAACAGCTGCTGCAAATGGTAAATTGAAGACTTCAGCTGGGTATATTTGGAGGTGGGTCTATTAAAAAGTGTTAAAAATACCCTACTTTTTTGTTAAAAAATGGGGTATTTTTTAATTTTGTCCAAAAAAAATAATATCTTTATAATCGAGAACAAAACACAAGTATAAACAAACATTAAAAAAACACATAAAAATGGAGGAAAAAGAAAACGAAATCATCAACGTTGAAAAGGGTGCTTGTTATACATTTACAGTAACCCCAAACGTAAATGCTAAATTGGTCTTACACACTGCTGAAGGTGATATTGACATTGAATATTCAGTGAAAAACAAGACATTAAATGTAAATGGTTCTGGTTGTCCTTGCAGTCCTACTTGTGTAACAGATTGCAGTGTTGAAACTGCCACTATTATAATGGTTGAACTTAAAAACTGGCACAAACAGTTTCCAGCACCACACACCCTACCTGCTATGGGGGCAATGTACAATATTATGTTGGTTATTGATAGTCAACATTGTTCATATCAACCAATACAATGGACTATGAGTGTTGGTCGATGATTTATAAACGTAAAGCAAAACATAAACAAACAAACAATAAAAACACATAAAAATGACTAAAGAACAAAAAGACCAATTTGAGAAAGAATTGACCATCCTCAACGAGTACAAATGGTGTAGAAAACACGGATTCGGACACGTTGGTGCAATCCACGACATCGCCACTTCAGATAGACCTGTGTCACTCGATATGACCGAGCAGGAAATCGACGAGTTCGTTTTGAAAACTGTCTATCACATTGATATTGAACGTTGCCGTAAAGACAGAAATTATCTTAAAGAATGTCTCAAGAGGTAAAGTAAAGGAGGTACAAGTAAAGGATGGGGACCTTGTGGGATTAAAGGTCCCCATTTCAAAAACGAAAAAACAACAAACCTTACAGCAATCAGGAACTCATATAAAAGACTTGTTAACAGTATTAAATAAAATAAAATCAGGAACGGGACACAATCCGAACATAAAGAAAATAAAAGGAGGAAATGATGAATAAAGTTGTGACACTTATCCAATTCGACAAAGACGGTAACTATGAAGTCTTCAACTGGATTGCAAAATCCAAAAAGGAAGCAAGACAAATTGTGGAATCGACAATCAAAGAAATCCGTGAAGAATGGAATGACAAGCTCGATGAACACAACAGGGTCTATGTTGACGAAGAACCAATCAAACTCACAAAGGAATGGGTATCTGATGATAATTGTCACTTATACTTTGGTAACGGAAAACCGAGTATGGGTGATTGGTTCGAGAGTAAATTCCAGTATAATTTTTTCATTAAAGATTCGGAAAACTAACGACAAATAACATTTAAAAATCACACAATATGACAAAAAGAAATTTTACAATAACTGTGACCACGAAACAACAGGGTGGTAGGTCTTTCAGCAAGACCATTTTAGAGTCAAAGGATGGTGCTCTCAAATGCCTAAAGGGTGCATATGCAGTCGCTTCTGCTATCTACAAAGAACCATATGTTGTGTTAAGTAATGACGAGAATAAAGATATAGAAAGGATTGGGTAATGAAAAGGGACATCAAACTCGAAAACAAGATTATTAGACAGATAGCATTGGATGGTGGTGAGAAGTATATGTCGGAATGGGAAGACTGTCGGTTCCCATTCAGAGCTAACCATCCGGTCTTCGGAAGACTAAGGAAGTACATCGATATTAAGTTAGTACCACAGGTCAATTCTTTTGAAGATGACACTCAACTCCATCAGATTGTTGAGAAGAGCATCAAACACAAAGTACAGAAAGCAATAAGGAAATCTACTTAACTTCTTAATTTTTTCTTTCCATAAGTATATTTTTATATTTTTTGAAGGTGTGTTGTGAAACACACCTTTTTTATTTTAAAACCCAAACTGCTCTATTGAGTATATTGCATCGGCTGCCCGACTCAAATCACTTTCTTCTGTCAATTTTCTAATATAGGTTGCAAGGGTGTTCGGACTTCTCCCCATCAGTGCTGCAATCTGGGACAGTGGTATGTTCATATTGACCAATCGAGTACAGAATGTGTGTCTTGCAGTGTAGAGAGTGAATGATGGGTCAATCTGTTTAAGTTGTTTGTTGCACTTCATTGCAAAGGAACCTTTTGTTGATTTTCCCCATGGTTTATTCCTGACCCACTCCAACAACTCAGTAGTGTATTTGTTGCACTGGACCACCAAGTGTGCTTTCTCATTACTCTTACTTCTGAAAAGTACCTTGGTATAATACCTACTCCCTTTAAAGACCTCAATGTTGATGTCATTCCAATCCTCTTTCATAATGTCAACTAAACTTACTCCACCAAAGTAGTAGGAAAACAACCATATCCCACAACCGGTTGTTTTCTCTTTGTCCCATTTATGGATTATCATAGTGACTTCAGTAGGTGTGAGTGCTCTTGGGTTATCGACAAACTTATAACCCTCTTTCTTGAAGTTGTAGTTCTTGAATGGATTTTTCGAAATATACCCCTCTTTGTCGGCATAGGTAAAGACTGCTTTGATGTTTTTCATCGATGTTGCAATACCACCTATCTTGTAACCATCTTCTTTCATCTTTCTGACCAACCATTTCAAGTCATCTTCACTGGTGTTGGGAAATGGGATGTTGTATTTTTCAAATAATCTACATGATGAAATAAGGTTCTTGATGGTGAGTTTTGACAAGTGCTGTCTTCTACCCTTTTCATAGACTATGTTGTATATGGTGTTAGAATACCCCTTATTTAGTAGTTTTTTTGGGTTATAAGGAGGTTTTGAGTGGTCGATGGTGTCCTGTATCTCCGAGAGTCTTTTCAGGACCACAGAGAGGGTTTTCCACTTTCCTTTCTTGAAGTCTGCTTCGGTCATATAGATACCGGTTGCTTCCTTTGCTCTCTCATGGTTAAATGTGATGGAAATATACAAAGGACACTTTCCATCTTTTCTCTTTTTGGTTCTGTCTAACAGAACATTGGGTGTTGGTACTTCTTTCTTCATAGTGATGCAAAGATAAGAAGTTTTTTTGAATTACAAAGAAAAATAAAACACACAATGAAACACCTTGTCTCTTTAAGTGGTTGATTGACAGAGTAAATTGTCACCCCGTTGGGGTTAGATGATTTCTTTGTAATGAATTGGGTATTAACTATATAGAAATGGAGTAAAACACCCAAAAAGTTTGAAATTCGATGAAATAAAACACCCTATGACCCAATGTTAAAAAGTCTTAAAATTCAATTTTTGTGAAAAGAAGAGCGGGGTTGGGGTTTCGGGTCAGTTGATGAAAAAAAATTTGTAGGGGGGAGTATGTGAAAAAAATAAAAAATGAGTGCTACCTTTTGAGTAACACTCATTTACTTCATTTGTCTTTCTGATACTTAGTGTAGTACATCTTACCTTTTGAGTTCCGAATACCCAAGAGTACTTCCCTTCTGTTCTTACTCATAACTTTCCATTTCAATGAGATATGTATCCATTTCCCTCCATCTTCGAGTATGAGTTGGTCGAACAAGATATTCATTGAGAGTATCATTTCGAAAAGTTTCTTGTTTTCTTCAGAACTTCCGACTGTGATGTCTGCTGCTTCACCGAGTACATGCTGACTTGTGGAAACTCCACCGACAATTCTGTTTAACTTTGAACATCTGTAACCTGAATTGACTTTGATTGGTTTTCCCCATTTGGTTCTGATTGGGTCTAACAAGAGTTCAATGAGTTTGGTCAGATTGGTTCTAGTCTCACCATTGGTTGTGTTGTCAATCTTGTACTTGGTTGCTGTATCAGAGTGTTCGAGTTCTTCTATTGTAAAGTACCTCATAGTTTAATCCTTGTCTTCTTGGTGTATTGATATTTCTGTGTCTCCTTTCTTGAACCTTACTTTTCCTTTCTTACCATCTAACATAAAGGGTAGTTCAAAGAGTGCTGCAAAGGCGAATAGTTCCCCAACTGCTGTCAATACACTACCTGATATGACTCCGGTTGGCGGGGCAAAGAAACCACCGACCATCAGACCTATGGAAGAAACAAAGGAAACCCAGAAAGCTATCTTGTTTTTCATTTCTTAAAAAGAGTTAAATTGTATTATGATTTGACTATAGTCCAACCTTTTGGAATACCTGATGTACTGTTTTTTGTATATGATGCATTTCCTAAGTTGTGGAATGTACCTGTACTTGCAACATTGCTCAACCAATCACTCAAACAATTTCTTGCTGAAACATCATTTGCATAGATAGTTACACTATTGAGTGAAGTACATCCATTGAACATATAGTAATAACAACTTTCTGTAAGAGTTGTTGCTGGTAGTTGTGGAGCTGATACTAATGAAACACAACCATTGAACATATTCTGATAACAAAATGGTGCAAGAGTTGTTGCAGGGAGTGCCGGTGCAGTGGACAGACTTGTACAATTATTAAACAATCCATCATAACAACCATTTGCTAATGTTGTAAATGGTAGGTTAGGTGCAGTTGTGAGTGATGTACAATAATTATACATATTATCGAAACAATATTCTGCTAACACTGTATTTGATTGAAATTGTGGTACAGATGTGAGTGATGTACAATAAGCGAATGTATTGCTGAAACAACTTTTCGATAAATTTGATGGTAATATCAAATTATGTGCATCTAAAAGGTTGGTGTTGTTTGATATAGAAACAGGTGTTTTTTCAAATAAGTCTGAAAAACAATAGTTCGGTAAAGTAACACTTCTATTTGAGTAGTCTATAAGTGAGATTAATTCACCACCTACATTGTATGCTTGTGTACAGTATATTGAAACTATATTTGTGGTGTTTGGATGCCAAGTTCCCCTTTTACTTCTCATATACACTTTCTGACCACTTGTCATAGGGATTGTTGTTGTTGACTCTGTAGATACATCAACTGGTGTCCAAGTTGTTTTATCATAACTGTAATACACAAAGTTATGAGTTGTGTGTATTGATGAACCATCTTTGTACATTTTTAGTTCGATTGTGTTGTTACCATTATATACATTCTCAACATAGAAATAATTAGAAATTGGTGGTTTTACTTCAGTCCAACCCACAGGAATACCATTCTCACTGTCTATTGTGTATGTTGCATTACCATTGTTATAGAATGTACCTGTTGCTGCTACATTTCTCAACCATTGTTGGGTGCATTTTGTTGCACTAATATCATTTGCACAGACAGTGATGTTGTTGAGTAATGAACAGCTTCTGAACATTGCTGTACAACTATTTTCTGCAAATGTTGTTGCTTTGATTACTGGAGGTGTGGTCAGTTTGGAACAAAGTTCAAACATGGAATAGTATGAATTGAGTGTAAGTGTAGTTGCTGGAAGTTCAGTTGGGGGTTGTGTCAATTCCTTGCAATTGTAGAACATATATTGGTATGAACCACTTTCAACAGTAGTTGCAGGTAGTTGTGGTGCTGATTTAAGTGAAACACAGTCCGAAAACATTCTCTGACAACACATATATGGAGCGGTAGTTGCTGGTATAACAGATGGTGCTGTAGTTAAAGAAGAACATCCTCTAAATAGAGCTTGATAACAATTGTTTGCTAAGGTTGTTGCAGGTAGTTGTGGAGCTAATACTAGTGCTGTACATCCCTGAAATAAACTCCGGTAACAGCTTGTTGCTAAGGTTGTTGCAGGTAGTTGTGGAGATACTGTGAGTGATGTACATCCCTCAAATAAACTCCAGTAACATCCTGTTGCTAAGGTTGTTGCAGGTAGTTGTGGAGCTGATACTAATGAAACACAGTTGGCGAACATACCATTGCAAGCATCCTGACCTTGAGTTGTGGCGGGAATACTCTGTGGTGCTGATGATAGAGATGAACACCCCTTAAACATATATGTATAAGCATAGGTTGAAAGACTACCATCCGATGATGGTTGAAGTGTGATGTCAGATACACTTGTCAGTTTTGTGTCATTCTCGAACATACTGTTGAATGCACCTTGTGGAAGTGTCAAACCATTTGGGTTTGTGTAGTCAAGTAGTGTGTTGATGTTACCTCCGACAGTGTGGTTCTGTGATGCCGAAATGGTTGTAATTGCAGCATTAGTTCCAGCTGATGTCCAATAATTGAACACACCCTCATTACCTCTGAAATAGATTTTCTCATTATTGGATAGGGAAATGGTGTATTCAGTGGATGACAATGTTATTGTGGTCCAGTTCAGTCCATCCTTCGAGTATTGGAGATGTTTTGCATAAGTACTACTATCGGGAGAACCTGATAATGTCTGTTTGACAGATATGGTGTTGTCTCCATTGTAGGTGTTCTCTATGTACAAGTATTCATGTAATCTACTCCACACAACCTCATTCCTCATCAAAATCTTTTCGACAGTCTTGTTTCCTATTTTAATGTCTGTTGGTACTTTGTTATTGAATTTTAACATATCTTAACATTTTGATTTTATAAAAAAGTGGTGGTGTTTTCACCACCACTTTCCATTTTGTTGTTCATTAAGCATTAGGGTAGGTCTGGGTTGTCCAACCTGATGGGACACCTGAACTTGTGCCGGTAGGAATTGTCAAGTTTGCTGGTTTGTAAAGGACACCTGTTGATGCAACATTATCCAACCAAGCATTTGTTTTATTTGACTCCCAAGTGCTCACATTTGGTGCATATGCAGATGTTAAATTGTTACAATTATCATAAATTTGTGCCAATCCATATTCACCTACTGATGTAAGATGTCTCAAGTCTGAACCAGTAGTAAGTGATGAACAATCCTCAAACATATATGCCATTCCATATTCACCGACTGATGTGAGAGAACTCAAGTCCGGTGCAGTTGTCAATAAAGAACAACCTCTGAACATATTGCTCATACCATATGTACCCACTGATGTGAGAGAACTCAAGTCCGGTGCAGTTGTCAATAAAGAACAACCTTGGAATATATCACTCATACCATAGTCACCTACTGTTGTTATTCCTCCAAAACTTAGATTTGAAATGTCTGTTAATGTCGAGTCATTCTGAAATGCAAATAATTTGTAGAAACCATTTTGTGGTATTGTCAGAACACCACCTACATCGGTGTAGTCAAGAAGTGTTCTGATGTCTCCTCCAATACTTATGTTTTCATGTGGTGCAATAACATTACCATTTTGATTAGAAAAAGTACCACTTGTGTTTCTTAAATATACATATGAGTCTGCTGGTATGTATATATATGGAATATCACTAATAACTCTTGTCCAATTCACTTTGTCGAATGAATATTCAAGGTTCATATTTTCTAATACATCAGTAGAAAATAAGAATAAACCTACTTGGTTTTCTTCTAATGACTCATTCTTGATGTAGAAGTAGTCTGATGGGTCAGGGAAGACTCTAACAACTTTAAAATAATTTCTTGTAATCATAATTCTCTATATTTTAATTGTTTATATACACATTGTATGTTGCTGTGGTATTGTCTGAAAAGACAACATCCATCTGAATAGTGTTGTCGGTGCTGTCTTGGATGAAGTATGTCACATCTTGTTTGAGAGTACCTGCTTGTTCCATTGAGTCATATTCTGACTGAGTTACATACTGAATATGTTTTTCAAAAAGTTTTAATCCTTTGAAAACCTCTTTTCTCACTGTTGAGATTGTTGCATACTCACTGTCATTTTGAAGTTGTGATACATTTGTCGGAATGATTGGTTTTCCTGCAATCTCATCCCATTGGACATTACCACTAATGTAGTAGTCAGTGTTCTCATCGAGTTGGTTTTCTGGAATTGCATCAAACTGTGCCTGACTTCCATACCAAATGTCTCTTGTATTACCACCACTACCACCGGCATCAAGTGTTATTGTTGCATTTGATGATTGGTTGAGTGTGAAAGTTCCTTTTGATGTGCCTCCTTGAGTGATTGTGATTGTTGCATCATTCACTGTTGGAATAGTTGGTTTGTCAGATAGGTCATTATAAGAACCCGATGTTGCTACTGTTGCAAGTGCTGAACCAACTACAAAGTTAGAGTCATTTGTCAAATCACTTGTCTTTGTTGGAATAGTTGGTTTGTTGGATAAGTCATTGTAGTCACCACTGAATGTGTCGATAGTCAAGTTACCGGTACCAATAAGAGACTCATTGTTGATGGTCTTAATCTGACTTATGAAACCACTGTCATTAGTCAATTCAGAAGTCTTTGTTGGAATAGTTGGTTTGTCAGTCAAGTCATTATAACTACCGGATGTTGCTACACTTGAAATACTGCTACCAATCACAAAACCTGAGTCATTTGTCAATTCAGAAGTCTTTGTTGGAATAGTTGGTTTGTTAGTCAAGTCATTGTAGTCACCTGAGAAACCACTTCCTTCAATTGTGATGTTACCTGTACCGATAAGACTTTGATTGTTGATGGTCTTAATCTGACTGATGAAACCACTGTCATTTGTCAAGTCACTTGTTTTTGAAGGAATGGTTGGTTTGTTAGTCAAATCATTGTAGTCACCACTGAAACCACTACCGGAACCTGCATCCCATCTTGCTTTGTCTGCTGCTGTCACATGGATGTCAGTGTTACTTGTGTGGGTGTTCAAGTCTCTCTGTATCTGACTCACATCACCACCATACTGTTCCATTTCACCCTTCAAAGTGTCCCATTCTTTACCAATCTGGACCATCTCACCTTCAGCTCCTGAAATGGTGTTGTTAATTCTGATGGTTGCATCCTCTAAGAAGTCATCAATCTGAGACTGTCCATTAGTGACTAAGTTGTTGACTATGGTGTCTCTCTGTGCTTCTGCTTGAACAAACTCATCCCATGCCTGAGCATTGGTGATGTCTCTGTTTATCAAGACCCAATTCTCAGAGTCATCAACAGGAGAAGTGGTTGTTTCATCTGTGTTGCAGACATAAGAACCATAAGCACTCACATACACTACATCGAGTCTGTTGTAACTCTCTTCTGAGTTAAATGCTCCCTTGAACACTGGGAGAATTCTACCTAAATTGTATGTTGCCATATTTTTGAATTATATTTTGTATATCTGTTGTATTCTCAGTACATTGTATTCTATAGTAAATCTGTAATGTCCATTTGGTTGTACTATGTTCATCAAAGTACTTGGTTTAAAGTCATAATATAAAGTACTTGGTAGGTTGATTGTAATCGAACTTCCGGTTGTAAATTCAATGATTGTCGGCTGACTCTTGAATGACTCACTCAAAGTAGGTACTTCAGTGACATTTAGTGTGTTAATATCCACTGTTGAGTAGTAAAAGACACCTGGTTTTGCAAATGGAATGTCAAAGACAGGGTTGTTGTTTGTTTCAAAGTATGGTAGTCTCAGAAATACATCATCACCAGTCAGTTCAGAAATTGAAGTAGGTACTTGGATGTTGATTGAGTGGTTGCTTGTTGAATTGACATCAAAAGAACCAACCAATGTGTTGTTCCTCATAATGCTAACTACTCCACTACCAATCTGTGATGGTAGGTTTTCAACTGCATTCTTATATACATCTGAGAAGTTGTTGTCTGTATGAACATAGTCAGCATCAACAACAAAGTTTGATGACTGCTCTATTTGGTTGATGATGGAAGCTTCCTGTTCGGGTGACAAAGTAGGACTTAACTCACCTTTCATTGCAACTATCTGCCAGTATAGTGTGTTTGTTGGTACTATGTTCAGTGCATTCTGCTTACAGACATAGGAACTACCCAAGTAATAGACAATATCAAATGGTAGATATGTTGTACTTGCATTATAGTTTCCCTTGAATGATGGGAGAACTCTCCCTAAATTATATTGTATCTGACTCATATATTGTAAGTTATTATTAATTCTCCTCTGTTGTTTATTTGATAAGTGACATCTGTATAGTCGGGATTGGTTGCTAAAAGTTCAATGACATTTGTTGGTTCAAAGAACACATGCTTTAATAGTGTGTCGGACTCTGTTGAAAGTTGGACTCTGTTAGTTGTAACATTGAATGTTGCATCATACTCAGGGTTCTCTTCTGGGTTCTCTACTCTCTTCTTATTTCTCTTTGGAAGTGGGTTATAGAGATTGTCACCATTTCTTCTGAAGTTCTTTGCTCTCTTTTCTGAGTAAATTTCAGCATTTACTTCATCGAGAGTACATTCTATGAGTGAAAGATTATATCTGTTATAAGCATAGTCAATACTCATTTGGTCTATGCTGAAATTCTTGTTTTGCAACTGAGTCACCCAAGTCACTCTGTCAAGTGGTGAGACTTCATAAGGTAGTGAAATATCGAGTCTCAACTTGGAAGTTGCATAACTCTTTTCTACATTCAGAATGTAATTTGCTTCTGGGAACAAACTTGAACCTGTTGCTCTGTCTTCTATACAAAGGTCATCAGGTAGTCCGATAACAGTTGCTTTTGAAGTGTTCTTGTAGTAGTCAGAACTGACCAAGAGACTTGTTTCGAAATCATCAACACCAAGGTCATTGACATTTACTTTGAACTGATTGTTTTCCTCTGCTTCATATCTGTATACTGTCTCTGATGTGTCAATGACATTGACTTTGAAGTTGGTCATCACAGTGTATTGGGCTGGATAGAAGTGTTCTTCATCTGTATGTTGTGTCTCTCTACCACAACCCCAAGGTCTTTTCATATCAAGTTCTATCTGTTGGTATTCACCTCCATCAAATGCACTTGGAAGTTCTATACAAGTACCATCTGCTCCCCTTGTGTTCTTGTTGAAAGAGAACACATTTTCGAAAGACATCATAGAATTTGATGTAATATAGTTGTCATACCAAAGTTTGAACCAAGTGTCTGTTGTAGTCCAAGAGTAACCTGTGGTTGTATTTGTCACATAGTAGTCAGTGTTGTACCGGTCACTATGTACTTTAAGTCTGCACCAAACAAACATATATGGTTTATGTGCTTTAAGTTGTTCGACACTCCATCCTGATGGAAGTGGTAGTCTGACAGTCTGAAAGAACTCCAAGTTACCCGTTA